ACGCAACAGCTACAGGATTACCAGTAGAATCAATTGGAATATTTTCAGCATCGATGAAACGAAAAGAGGTTAAACCATTAACGATTGCAGGAATTCAATCTGTATATCGTAAGGCAGATTCTTTTGGCGTTCTAGATTTTGTAATGATAGATGAGTGCCATCTGATATCTCAAAACAAAGAAACAATGTATCGTAAATTTTTATCTTGTCTTAAAATTAGAAATCCAAACCTTAAGGTGATAGGTCTCACTGCTACACCATACAGACTTCAATCTGGAATTATATTTGGTGAAGGTAAAACATTTGATGATTGCTGTTATGCTATTGGCGTTAAAGATTTAATAATGGATGGATATCTATCACCTTTAATTACAATGGGTGCTGATTCTCCAGATTTAAAAAAGGTAAGAATAAGAGGAGGTGAATTTTTAGATTCTGACCTTAACAAAATTCTTGAAACAGAGGAATTAGTTTATACTGGAGTTAATGATGCAATTAAAAAAGCTAAAGATAGGAATTCAGTTTTAGTGTTTGGGACTTCAGTTCGACATGCTGAAATGATCTTAGAAGAACTTAAAAAGCAAAACCAAAGTTGCAGCCTTATAACTGGTGAAACTCCTTTAGAAATTAGAGAATTTACAATTAATTCTTTCAGAGAAAACAAAATCAAATGGCTCGTAAATGTTGCAGTATTAACTACAGGATTCGATGCACCTAACATAGATTGTGTAGTAGTGATGAAACCTACAATGAGTAAGGGTCTATGGTATCAAATGGTGGGTCGCGGATTTAGACTCAATCAAGGCAAATTAAACTGCTTAGTGCTTGATTACGGCGACAATGCTTTACGACATGGGTGTATAGATCAGATTGAAGTTGACGCTAAAGGAATGGAAATTCCAGCGGCTAAAGTAAAAAAATGCCCAGCATGTAAATTAGTGTACAAAGTTCACATACCTGTATGTCCTTCATGCGGTTACATAAAGCCAAAGCATGAGATACCAGAAATATCGTCTAAACTTAGCGGAACGCAAAGTCAAGGGGATATTATGAATGGAAGAAAACCCAGAGAATTTGAGATAGTGGCAACGGCTTATTCGATATATAGGAAGCACCCACAAGCTGAACCATGCATCATGGAAACTCATGAAACATTTTCTGGCGATTTAATTAGATCATATCATTCGTTAAAGCCAGGGTTAGAATTTTCATTGTGGAAATGGTTGAAAGGTTTAACCTTAAATTTACCTAGGCATCATTGGCATTTAGATAAAATTAAAATCCAATCAATGGATTTTTTAAATACATTACCTAGGCCGATATCTATAATAGCACATAAAAACGAAAAAGGTTATTACCAGATCGATTCCTATCAGTTTGAAAAGGTATCCGTGTAGATGTATTTTATATATGTAAAGGGATGTATTTGTTATGGATGACATTAAAAAAGAAGCATTAAAGATTCGCAAACAAGGGCTCAGTGTTTTTTCTACAAAAACTGACAAGACGCCTGTAATTAAAAGAGCAAATCGAATTGTTGAATTGCGTACAAAACCTCAATCAGAAAAAGAAATTGAGATAGATTTTGGACAACCTCTTGTAGCTGGAATTGCAATTAATTGTGGTCCAGTTCCTAATCAAGATAAGGACCTAGAATGTTTAGATATTGATTGCCCTAAATTAGCTAAAACATTTCTTGATGAACTTAACATAAGTAATACTAATTTAGGTAATAAATTAAAAGGATGCGTTGAAACAACTCCATCAGAAGGTCTACATATTTTTTATTATCTTCCTTTAGGTAAAAGTAAATGTAAAGAACTTGCAATGATGTCAACAGAGAATTCAAAAGCTTGGTGTGTAGAAGCAAAGGCAAGAGGTTCTCATAAATTAATTGCACCACCAATAATTGAAACCAGAGGAGCTGGAGGTTATGTTGTTGGATTTTTTTCTAAAGCTATATCTAAGATTGATGGAACTGTTAAACCATATACAATGGTATTTGGTTCTGTAGATACAATTCCATTGCTTAATGCTGAAGAACATGATTTCTTGATGTCTTTTGCACAATCATATGATGAAAAATCAATTAAGAAATTTAATACTGTAAATCCCGATCCCATTCATAAGTATGAGATAGATAAGAAAAGCGCGTTAGAACAGTGGAGAATAGAAACATCTTGGAATGAAGTTCTTCCTGAATCATATCGGCTTACTGAAGTCAGACCAGACTATTTTATTTGTTGGCATCCTGATTCTACTGGATCAGCACCTAATGCTGTAGCTGGATCAAAGTCAGGAGGTTTAGATAGATATTGGAATTTTAGTCCTTTAGACTGGAGATTACCTTCGAATATGCCTTTGACAAAAGATTATGTATTTTGCTTGTCTCGCGGATGGAATCCTGGATCAAGAGAATTCAAAGCGTTTTATAAAAAAATATTTGATAAATATTGCCCTGCAGATGATTCTGAAATAGTTGATGAAACTCGTTGGGAAGATTTTGATTTTAAGGATGCAACTAATTCAAAGATAAAGACTAAAAAGTTCCTAGATGTAGTTCCAGATGATTCTATTTCGTTTCCTGGCTGGATTGATATTTATGTAGATTACTGTATGCGAAATGCACTTTATCCAGAAAAAAGAATAGCTGTAGCATCAGCATTAGGATTGTTTTCTGCATTAGTAGGAAGATCAATAATGGGTCCAGGTGAAATGAAATTAAACCTATACATTGTCGTATTAGGTTTAACGGCTAATGGAAAAGATTTCCCAAGAAAGTTGAACGCTAGAATTTGCATGGAAATTGATTGCGGTGATCTGCTAATGACAAAAGTAGGATCGCGAGAAGGTCTTGAAGAAAAAGTCATGCAAGGTCCAAAATTCCTAATGGCAGATGAAGGTGCTTTTGATCTTGAAAAAGCAAAGTCAGGTGATGTAAGATTCTCGGATATCATGGGAACAATGCTAGAATTGTTTACAGCAAATTACATTAAGAAAAGGGCCAGAGCTGGAGATGAATCAGAAGAAAATTTTATTCGTTATCCATTTCTTTCTGTTATGACTTCATCAACGCCAGAAGAATATTTTAAGGCACTATCTCCTAAAATGCTCAGATCAGGATTCTACAATAGGTTGTTGATTCTTCAAGCATCTATTAGAGGTAGAATGAACCTATTTGGAATTTCAAGTCAAGAACCAATTCCAAGATATCTTATAGACACTGCAACAAAACTTTTAATGATGAACGAAAACCTTATTGCAGGAAAAACAAAAGCATTTGTAGAAGAATTAGAAATAGAAAAGGAATTTGGAAATGAGATTTTAAACAAGGTAGAAAATGATTCAAAAATTTTAGAACTTACTTCAGAAGCATTAGAATATTTTGGAGAACAAGTTTGGAAAAATGATGATATGTATACTGAATATCAAAGAAAAGGTGAAGAAGAAAAAGCATCATCTTGTGCAAGACTTCCAGAATTAGCATTAAAGATAGGTTGTTTATGGGAACTTTCAAGAAACATAGATGCAAAAAATCTTTCACTTGAAGCGATCACTGCTGGATTTAATTTTGTTGTTGAAGTAAATAAACGCCAGACTGCAAACACAGTAATGATTTCAGATACAAAGTTTGGAGAAATCACAGATAAATTGTTGACTATGATTTCTAATTCATCTAAGGAAATTGAGCCAGGGATTATAGGAATAAGAATGATAGATGCAAAGAAACTTTTAAGAAAAATAGTTCACAATGGGCAAAGTGTTGATGATGCTATTAGATACCTTCAAGACACAAATGAAATTAGCGTACGCAAAAAAAAGGATTCAAATGGTCCAGGGTCTATGTATTTAGTTGTTACAAATTCCCAATGATCTTTTCAATTCCAATTTTAGGAATTGCCATCAATGAAAGGTTGAAAGCATCTGCAATATCAGGGGAATGCTTCAACCTTCTTTTCATTACTTCTTTAGACTCTACAACCCTTCTGCCAATAGAATCTACAACATAAATAGGGGTTCTAAGTTCTTCGCAAAGTTTTTCCCGTTCATTGATAGGTAATCTTGAAATAGATATCTTTCCTTCAATTGCAAGTTCTGAGGCTTCAAACCATAGGGAAGATCGGGTATTAGGAAATTCTCTCCATCGTACTGCTTCAGATGATGAATTAACACCATAGAACAGATATTGACCACGATTATCAACAACACCACCACCAACACCACCTTCATCAATTAGCACAGGAATTTTATATTCAGGTTGGTTTTTACTAGCATATTTATTGCAAAATTCTTTTATCTTCTCTGCAAATTCTTTTGTTGATAAACCACGATATTCTTTCATTTCAAGAATGCAACTACCCTTGCGAACAACTAAACAAGATCGATCATCACCAAAGCGGGCGGGATCTGCACCAATTTGAATTGACCAATTTTCATTCATTTCTATTGGATCAAGTAATTGTTTTAGGCACAGTGCGGACCAAACTGAATTAATCGCCTTAGTTGGATATCTTCCAAGAACCTGAATATCGAATAAAGGATCTTCTACCATCCAACCTTTACCTTCAAATTCAAAATATCCAGGCTCGCTTTCCTCTCCGTCCATAGCCGATCTGCATTCGTTTTTTAAGCGGTTCGTCACATATTCATAGTTAATTGCTCCAGCTATTAAGTCTTGCTTATAAACAATATTTGGATGATCAAGTGCTGATAAATGAAATACATTCCATTCTGAATTTTGTTCTGCAAAATACGCTGGTGAAGATGAATCATAAGGGTTAAAGATGCAGAACCATAAACAATTTTCTTTGCTAGCTGAAAGCATTGATTCTGCTCGTTCCCAAAAAACAGGTTCAATTCCTGAAGCTTCATCAAAAAGAATACACAAACCACCTGCTGAATGCCTTCCTTGAAATGCATCTGCTTTTTGTGCAGTTAAACCTTGAATATAATGCGAAGGTGATTTTTCTAACCTGTTTGCTTTAGGCATCCAATTCGGGTCACCTAAACGAACCCTTCGAAGTTCCTTAAAAACACCATCCCGTATTTGTTGAGATACTGGAGCAGATATAAGAACTTCAGAAGGAGTGAAATGGTCATGAAACCAAGAAGCAATAACTGCACAAAGAAATGTTTTACCTTGATTATGAGCAGACCGAACTAAAACTTTTCTAGAACCATTCGCAACTGCTTCAAAAATTTCCATCTGTTGATTTGTTAATTTTATTTTCAGGTAATCGCAATACGCCCGAGGGTTCTTCGGGATCTGAATAACCTTCCTGTTCGCTTCCCGAAAGTCCTTCAGAATCTTTATTTGATCTAACTGATCCTGTAAAGCCGGATTCAATAATACCTTTTGCCAATTCTTTAGCAATTTGTTTGTTAATTGCGATTTCGATGTTTTGCTCATTTTCTTTTGCCTTGTTATTTCTTTCAATGATCCATTGCATTGCTCTCCAATCCTCAGCACCGTGTTCGTTAATTATTTTCTGCATTGCTATTGTGGCTTGTGCTTTTGCTTTAATACATTCGACTTTGTGCCAATGTTCTAAATCATTTTTAGAAACTCCAAATGCTTTCATAGCAAGTTTAATATCAACACCATGTTGGATATTTTCTAACATCTCATAAAATGTATCTGGTTCGATCATGTAGGAAATTCCTTCCCGCCAGGGAATTCTACACCTTCTGGAGTTTCAGGATCTAAAAGCATTCTCATCATTTCTAAAGTTTCAGAAATATAGATTAAACTTGCTGCTACACTCTTAGGATGATCTTTTTGTTCAAAAGCTAAAATAGCTTCAACCATCCAATCTGCACCTGCTTTTTCTAGCATATTTACTTACCTTTAAAATAATGTTATTATTAACAATAATTATTTTAACATTTATAGGGATATTGTAAATATGGCTGATTTATATTCTACGATTGAAAAGCTTAAAAATGTAATCAAAGCCAAAAGTTTGATTCGTAGAAGGTCTGATGTTTTCTCTAAAGGTGGATTAGGTAATCCTAGTAAGATTGTTAAACTAGGCAAAGAGTATGTAGGTATACCTAAAAAGATTAATTCAAGATGGATGGAAGTTTTAGAATATTTCCCAATCGAGAATAGCCAATCAGGATCCGTTGTAATGCGTGTAAAAACAGGATCTGTTGCTTACATCTATCCAAGGGTAGGTCAGAAGGTTTTTGTTACATGGATCGATAAGAAGGCTAGGGGAGGAAAGATTTATTGGTATGGTGTAGGAACACCAGCTTTAAAAGATTATTCAATCGTATCAAGAAAAAATCATGGTAAATCAAAAATAAAAAGAAGAAGTAAAACAACTTCAACAGGAAGAATAGGGAATAAGCAATTAAGGAAGGGACAATTAAAGAAATCAGGATTCAATTACATTCCTACAAAAATACGAATGAAATCAGTCAGAGGTACAAGGAAAAAATAATCATGTATTTAAACCCATACTACAGACATATTGCTGATCTCAAGCGTGAATATGCAATGTGTATTACTAAAGGACACATTCAACTAATTGTAGATATGCTTACAAGAAAAACAAGGCAAGGTAATGTAAAAGCTGCTAAAATGCTGTTAGAAGCGTTAAAGATGCAAACTACATTAGACTGCAGACATGATGATAAACATGAAATTGAAATCATTATGGGTTCTCCTACAGATGGATTAATGAAATCCATGCGGCCGGGCGGGATCGTTTTACATAATTCTGTAATTGATGAAGACGAAAAGAAACAAGGTTGATATAATTGGTTTTGTGTCTGAATAATTCTAGGACTTGTTTTAGCAATTTCCTGAGGCGAATTTCCCCCAAAGTAGAATTGCGTCAGGGGGAAAAGTTTTATTCAGACACTTTAAAATCTTTGCATTGCATACATTTCTTCCAGTCCGTTTTCCCATGAACATCACATAACCTAACCCACTTTTTAGGGCAGTTACAATCTTTCCTGTCGATTACTTTTCCAATGTGTTCGCATTGCTCAGGGTTAATCATTTGCATTGGTGTTCTGGAATTCATCAAGTTTGATGTTTCAATATATTGAACACCTTCAAGAATTTGATTAAATTCAAGTGGCAATGCTTCTTCAATAAATTCGTTTACAACTTCTTCAATAATTACATCACATTGAAAACCCAAAAGTAATGCACCACTTAAATTAGATTCAATATCAGACCAAGGAAATGTTACATTTATATTTGTTCTTGGAAAATTGTAATAAAAAAATGAATAATAAGTTCTTGCATTTGTATTGTGATAGTTATCAAATTTCATTTTAAAATATTTTATTTTTAATGGGCTTAATGATATAATTTCAAAATTTCGATTTATATTGGTATCTATATACCATGTAGGGCCATCAAAACTAAAATTTTCTAAATATATTGGATTATTAGGAAAAGATGCTGGCATAGAAAACTTTATAATTAATTGTCTAGGGTCATCATAAAAACCACCTGTACCTGATGTAGAAAAAGAAAAATTAAATTTACTATTAAATGAAGTTGGATAATTAATACTTGAAGAATATGAAGCACCTAGAATATCTGCATTAACATTAGTTATATCAATATTGTTTGGGTTTACATTTTCATATCTTGGCAAATTATTAATTGATACATCTTTATAATTTGAAAGAAATTTAACTGATAAACTTTTATCTTTGTATAGTGTTTCTAATCCAACATTAGGAATATAAATTCCATCATTCGCATTTTGCAAAGTTGTTGCAATTCTAATTAATGATTGTCCAGCAGTCTGCTTTTCATCTTTAATTTCTTCCATGTAGATAGAATAAAACGGGGTAAAAGTTATATCTACAGCAGTTGCACCATTACCGCCACCACCTGAAATAACTACATTTTTATTTGATGTATAATTCTTTCCTTTGTTAACAACTGTTACAGCTACAACTTTACCACCGCTAATAGTTGCAGTTGCGGTTGCACCAGTACCACCACCGCCAGAAAGTGTAACAGTAGGAACATATGTATACCCAGAACCACCATTAGTAACTAAGTAATCTAATCCAATAAATTGAACTTCATTTCCTGTTTTCCAAACATCAGGATCACCGTTAATTAATAAACAACTTTTGAATCTATCAGGAACACCAAAATCAGGATAAACCCTTCCAGCTTTTGCAACATAAGAAACAAGTTCAGGAGGATCTATTTCAATTATATTTTTCTTTATTACATTAAAATATGTGTTTGATGCTGAATCTTTTCTAACAAAAAACTCATTATTTTCATTTACATTAGGGGGTAAAAAAGCAATGTTTTCAAATTCTTGAATTCCATAATATGAATATGGACTAAAAAACCCACCTAAAGAATATCCTTGAAATGTAAAAGCCATTTGTATCATAGATTGATTAAACATTTGCGGTGTATAATTTGCAGCACCTAAACCAACTAAAGGGGTATCTTGAAAATATCTTAATGCCATATCATAATTAATCATATTTGATTGAGGTATTTTTTCGTAGTTTTCAAAATTAACTTTTATTTCAGTAACTTTTTTTAATCTGTCTGGAATATTTATCAACTGACAATATGGAACACTTTGAAAAGAAACAATAATATCAGATTCAAAACCACCTTTTAAAATTGCGTCATAGTATAAGGGGATTGTACCTAATGCAAGTTTAGGACTATTATAACCTGTACCCCCATTAGTTACATTTAAAGATTGAATTGAACCATTAAAAATAGTTGCAGATGCAGTTGCACCTGTTCCACTACCACCAGAAATAGTAACTATAGGAGCAGATGTATAACCAGAACCACTATTTACAATTAATAGTGATATTACTTTACCACCGTTAATAGTTGCCCTTGCTGTAGCACCAGTTCCTTCACCACCAGAAATAGTAACTATAGGTACAGAATTATGAACATAATTATTTGTTAAAAGTGTTTTACCAGTCCATAAAACATTTTTAATTGTTAATGTTGTTCTACCTGTTGAATCTGTAGTAGTTAACATTTGGGTTCTATTTGTTTTTGAAGCTGTATAACTTAATGGAAGTGTTGGTTGATTTGGAGCATCATAATAATTGTAAATATAATCACCAAAATAAATAGGTGTTTTATAAATTCCAAAAAAAACTTCTTCAAGATTTCCACAAATATCATAATAGTTATATTGAGAATAACTAATATAAGGGTCTGAAAAAACTCCATTTTTTCCATAAGTATTTAAAGTTTGATTATCAAAAAAAGTAGAAGCCATTATTGGGTAAGCTGATACAAAATATCTTGATTCTCTTTTTGTTTGTACCCAATATGGATAGAGATAAATTGACATAAATTCTTGATACCATCCTATGTTTTTATTAATTACACTTAATCTAGATGAAAAAGTTCCATTTTTATTAATGCTAAAATTATTTAAAATATATCCATCTTTGTATATAGGTGTATTTGATCTTGTAAAAAAATCATAAGACCAAAAAACTTGAGATCCAGTAGGACATTGGGGATCTATTATTGTACTACTGTTTGGATATATATTTAAATTAGAATAAACAAGATTATAATCAGGATGCAAATAAGAAAAAGAATATCCACTAACATCAAGATAAAAAACAGGATCTATTATTTTTAATACATTATTTGTACATTCTGTATCAGCGTTAATTCCATCAACACTAAAATCATGATTAGTTATGTAATTTAAAAAAAGATCGTATGAACCAGAATTATTCCCATTTGAATAATTAAATTTATTTAAATAAGAATTTTTTGAAAATCCATTTTCATAAAAATAAGTAAAATAAAAAAGATTTTGATTATTAAAAAATAATCCATCTGTTCCAATTTCAACAGAAACACCATAAGGATGGGCGGTTTTTTCATTTGGATAAGATGGCATTTTCCAATAACTTTGAGGGTATAATTGCCCATAATAAACATCATAATATAAATATGCTCTTTGTGTTGTTTCTCCATCGCAGTTTAAAAATGGATAATAAGTTAATCCATCTGCTAAACCTGTTGGGTTTTCACTTTGTGGTATTGGATTTGGTGTTAAAACATATCCATTAAAACTGCTGTTTGCTACTGGAATCATATAATCAGAAAATTCTATTATTGTTGATCCAATAGAATTCTCATTAACAATTGAGGGTGCTGCTTTAAAATTAGTTAGTTCTAAAGTTGCTTCTTCATTTCTTTTAATGCAATATCCACAAGTGCAACAAGATACCATTCCTTGACCATCAAAGATTGTATTTCGATGAATTACATTTTCTTTAATATTGTTTGTAGGTCTATATGCCATTATTTCCCCTATGGTAGATCATACCAACCTTTAACACCCGCTGAATTAGTTCCGTAATATTTATTTGCACCGGGAGTTAATTCGTCATTAACAAGTTTAAATTGTATCGTTGAATTTAATACACCCTGTTTAGGTATGATTGAAGAATCTGTTGGTGTAGTAAATGCAGCGGTTGTAAATGTTAAACCGTTTCCTGTTGAAGTAACTATTTTGCTTGCTGTTCCAGAATAAGAACTAGGGCAATCTTTTAAATTAATAAAAGACATTGAAGGAATAACAGTTGAAGAAGGTAAAGTAGATGTAAAACTTAAACCTGTTGCAGTTGGATTAACAGCAACATAATAGTTTGCAACACCAGCATAAGAAGAAGGAGTATCATTTAAACTTATAAAACTTTTCTTTGTGTCTTCAGCAATCTGTAATGTTTCAGATGGATAAATAGTTGCATAAGTATTTGCAAGAACTCCATTTACACAAGTTGTATCCGTAACAACAGTAATACCTGTTGGCCCGGCAACAAGCGAATTTAATAAAGTTACTATCGGCCTTGGATCAGAATTTATTGGATCACTTGGATATGGGTTAAAAGATGTTCCAACATAGTAACCAACATAATTTCTTCCAGAAACTAATTCACCACCGTTAATATCTTTAGCCCAAAACAAACCCATGTTTGCGGAAGATTGAGAAAGTGTATCAAATCCAGCAGCGGGATAATATCCGTTCTGAATTCCTGTTTCCTCTATAGTTACAAAGCATTTTGAAGAAGGATCTAAACTTCTAAGGAATTCGTAAACATCTCTACCATCAGTTGAATCTGTACCACGATATCTAGAAACATAAACTAAACCTTGACCTGATACACCTACATTGCCAGCAAAATTACCTTGATTAGTTGGTTCATCGATATCGTAAGGCATTGCATAAAGTTTAGGACAAGTTTCTCTAGTATCAAAATCAGCGAACAAACCACCAATAACTTCCTCAAAATCTGTACCGTTCCAAGATACTTCATAGAAATCATAAAATAAATAATATCCTGATGCACCTTCAAGAACTGCTGTTGCTTCAGCTTGGACTCCATCTTCTCCGGTTGGAGGATCTATGTAAACATCTGCATCTTCTGTATATCCAGAACCTTCATTAACTAATGCTATTGATGTAACAACACCATTGTTGATGTATGCTTTTGCAGTTGCACCTGTACCACCGCCACCGGAAATAGTTACATCAGGAATTTCTTCATAACCAGCACCGCCATTAGTTACAGTTACACCACGAAAAGGTATTTTGTTATTTACCCTTAGGTAAACAAATGGTGTTAAACCTTCATTTGAAATTGTAATAGAACCTGTAGCAGCATCAAAGCCAACATTACTTCCGCTTCCCTGTACAGGTTGTATTCGCATGATTTTTGCCTTAAATAAAAATAGAACACTAACAATCTAGTGTTCTATTATAACTTAAAATAACCCCATTTATTAACCCTTAATCAGCAAAGCCATACATTGAATCACTTGGGGATATTGCATGAAATTACCAGATTCAGTAGATAAAACAGATTTTGCTAAATCAATTTCTGGAACAGGAATTCCCCTGATACCAGTCATTACATAATCAGCAAAAGCATTTACAGCTTCTTCCCTAGTTGCTTCCCCTTTGATAAATCTTGCGAAAATATCTAGGGAAGGATGTGCAACAGGAATTCCCGGTTGACCACCCATCATTTGAGGATTCATAAAAACACCCTTTCATTAGGAACACGAACGAACAAAACGGGATTTAATTTTCCCGAACCTACTACGATTATTAGATTGAACTTTTATTTCAACCTTCTTTTCAATTTTCTTCTCAACTGTTACAGCAGAGCATTGACCACCAGAACAGCTACCACCACGAACAGGTAAATCAATTGCAAAACCAACCGCCAAAATTAATGAAAACATTGCTGAATCCTTTCAAAAAAGTTACAAATTCCAGTCAATAATTCTTGCTGGATACCCGTCAAAATTTGAAAAAGAAAACACTTCTTCTTTGCAAATTCGATCCATATCAGATTCATTTATCCAATATGATCCCTTTGGTTCTCCAAAATTACCGGGTGATGTTCCATGAGAATTACCCCAAGAATTCTGGATTAGGAATATTAGACCAAATTCAGGATGTGTAGTAAATCCCAAACATGATTGTTGATGCCCCCAAGATTGATTTCTTGAAGCTAATTGAATTGATGGTGTTCCAGATGGTTTAACTTTTAAATCACTAAATCCCCACCAACTAGAAGCAATGGTTATTGGATATCCATGCGTCAAAGCTTGCTTGACTTGTAAAGCATTTACAAGTTTACTTGTTGATTCTATTTTAAAATGTTTAGCTTTATCTTTTAAATTGATTGGTGGTTTATCTCCATTTGACCAAGCCATTTCAGCAGCAGCACCAAATGTGAAAGAACCATCAGATTCTTTAATTGGTTGAGGGTAACTAGGATCTAGGGGAGGGCAACCATCTTCATTTAATGATTCTGCCATTGATGAACCAAAAGAACCTTCCCCACTACCACGAAGACCACCACGGGATCTAGATTGACCATAGTTATATAAAATGAATGGAATTCTAAATTCTTCGTAAGATTGTCCTAGTGTTACGATTTCAACAGCTTGCAATGTGGCTAACATTGCCAAAGCACCTTGAGCAACACAAGAACCAGTTTTTTGATTCCAAGGGAAAAAATCATAGCCACAAGCTTTATTAACTACCTTATATAACAAAGCTTCTTTTGCTTCAACATCTTCCCCTGAAATCATAAATGGAACTAATGTTGCATTAAATTTATCTTGAAGTTCTTGAGGTTGGAATTCAATCGGAAACCAACCAAATTTGTTTGCAACTTTTACAGGTTTTTTAAAACCTCCAAATGGTTCATCCATTATTTTAACTCCTTAGAAATTTGTAGAAATGTTGATGTTAATAAATCCTTAACATCTTGTGTAAGTTTTAATTCAGAATCTTTAGGAAGTTTTTCATTTAACCTTTTACCGATAACACTTCTTAGATTAGATAATTCTTCAGGTTTAAATTTATCATCAATTGTTTTTTTAGCTGTTTTAAAAACACTTCCTAAAGTTTCATATTCAGGTTTTTGGATATCCGTAGACAATTGAGAATAGAACATTGATAACCATTTTACTTTTTCTTTATCTTCCTTTGATGCTGCTTTTGTAATATCTGAATCGGTTGGATTAACTGGAATAGGTTCAGGATTTTCACCAATTAAAACTGTTGTAAATGCTGGATCAGAAGGCCCAAATTCATTTCCAGCATAGGCAAACACTCTGTAAGAACCTTCAGATTGAGCCGTAACAATCAAGGTTTTTGAATCTTTAAGAAGATCAACAGGGAAAATATTCAATCCCTTATCAACCGAAACCCATTTTACAGATTTCGCTTCTGTTCTTGCAGGGATCGTTATAAAAGCACCTATTTGACCGGATACCTTTGCGGGTAGGTCTATAGTAGGTATTTGAAGAAACACTAATAAAACGATGTTTAACATGGTCTATTCCTTATTCTTTCAGACATTGTTTTGCAATCTGTTCGACACCACTTATTAAAAGATCGCCAATTTTTTAAATGACCAAAAAGAAAATGACATTCACGGCAAAGCGTTATTAAATTAGATTCATCATATTCTAAATTTTCATTTACTGAAAAAGGTATTACATGATGAATCTGTAAAACTTTGGGATCGACTTCTAAACAAGATGCACAAGTTGGATACTTTTCTAAATACTTATTTCTTACCTTGTGCCAATCCGATCCCCTATTACAAAAAAATCGAAATCAAAAGCTTTAAACCAATCTTTAGAATATTTGCCCAAGGAAGTTTAGTAACTTCAGGAGAATCTTTCATTGTGATTGCTTGTTCTAAAATTGCTGCAAAATCTTCAAGGTTCAAATCTTGAACTTCGCCAATAATCGTTTTATCTTCCGGTATAGTCTGATTAGCTGCATAGCCAACGATATTCCAAATAGCTTCCGCAAATTCTTTATTAGATGGTTCATTTGTACCTTTGATTTTATTTATAACCAAAAGAATAGAATCCATTGGCAACGAGTCTGGAAACTTAATCATTTTTAGAGTCCTTTCTTAAAGTTTTTGTATGGTTTAGAACTTCTGCCAAGATTCGCATTGATTCAGTTTGTACTTTAGTAACTTCATTTATTGAGCTTTCAAGACGGTCTATAAATACCATATGTCTTTGGTGTAATGGTAATAATATATTACTTCCAAGCCATCCAAAACCTTTGTAAGTTGTCCATAACATGAAAACTAGAAAACCTAAAGAAACTCCAAACTTTTCAAAAATATCTATGAAGTTTATATCTGCAAACATCTTTTATTACTCCCAAAATCTAATCAATTATAACTCAAAAAATTAAAATTGAAATAGTAATTTCTAGCAACTTCCTAAAGATACTGTTGGTGCTGGATATCCAAAAATATTTGTATCTAAGCTGTCGTAGAATCCAGTTAAACCTGTAGTAGATTCGTATGCAGAAGTTGATTGAGTATAAAATGTAGCACTATTTGATATAGTGCTTCCGTCATTTGTCTGCCACGAAACTCCAATGTGAACCCAGCCAGCACCCCCATAGCCATAATATTGACCATTAAAAGAAGGATTATTATATCCAGAGTTTCCAGTTACACACAAATAATCAGGTTCTACAAATGGAGGTGTGTATATATATTCGTAAGTTAATGTACCAGTTGTAAATCCTTGGGCGGGAATCCAAGGGCCGGGGGGAAGATCACTAGCTGGTTGCCACAATCCGCTAGGAGGCAATTCTGAATCGGTTGAGTTAAAATATATTGTTGTTCCATTTCCACGATTATAAAACCAATAAGTTCCGTTCCAAAATATATGACTAGAATAATTTGCAGGGGTTCCAATTTGCGAAAAGAATTTTTTTCCGTTAACCATCCCTAGTTCGACAGCAGAAATAGAGTAAACACTATTAGGATCATTTTCTGCAACAAATTTAAAAGTTATAGATGGGCAAACATCTGTAGAAAAATATGGCATATTATTCGTGATATCTGGATGATAAAGGAACTTGCTGTCATAACTAACTGTTAACCCATTTGTAATTCCAAATTGAGATAAAGCCACACTATCAGAAAAAGTAATTGCGTTTGAAGAAACTATATAGTGAGACAAAAACGGAATATTTTCTGTGTAAATACTCTCCCCATTTTTAGAGATAACTGCATCTCTAATATCAACACCTGTTGAAAATGTCGAAACATAGGTTAACGCACCTGTTGAATCATTTCGAGAATATTTATCTATGGTTGAATATGATGGCCCTGAAGAACTTGTATCAACAACATAAACAGACAAACTATCAGGAGAAAACAAAAGCTTTGCTGTTATATAACTTCTGTTTAATGTTGAAAGTGGACTAATGAAAGTAAGAATTCCAGTTGATAAATTTCTAGAAAAAATTCTAAGTTCATTCGATCCATATTGGTTAGTAGAACCAAACATATATAAATGTTTTCCATTTGGTGAAATTTCTATTGAATTACCATTGCCAATTGTTTGAAGATTTAAAACACTTTGAACATACATTCCACTATTAGGAGGTGAACCATAAGTTATTATAACTGGTTGTTGATTTTGGTAGTTAGTGGTGTTACCTAATGAATATGCGTTACTTCCGTTTGGACTTAATATTGGTTTACCGTAAAATTCTGCACCACTTAAATTGACTTGAGTTTTATCTATTAAATCTAATTGCCAGCTTCCAGCGTTTGGAGTTCTTTCGTAAGTGCTTATATAATATAAATTTGTATTGTCAACGGTTCTAGACCAAACATAAACATTTTGGACTACATTATTTGCATCAAGAGGCGAACTTAAAATAAAATCAGGATATTCACTCAGGGTTGAAAAGGAATTAGCAATTGTAATTGCACCAGTTGTTACATTTCGATCATACCATTTAATTTTAAAATCAGCATAATCTAGAGCATATAAGCTAGTTAAATCTTGCGTTATTGTTATATCTGCAACACCATAATTAAAGTAGTAATTATTTACATAACTTAAAAACCCATCAATACATGGGGGTGGTGAACCACCCGCATTTGCACACATCATTAACATTCTGCTTATCATAAATTTTGCCCTGCCACAAACGCCAAGAAATTTGTTCCACCATCATAAGTCATAAATACTATTGCATCTTTTTTTGCATTAGTTGCGGTAATTGTTGGTGCAGTTCCACCAGACCAGAGGAACGATGCTGGCCAAGTAATTGTCCTTTGAGTTCCATCAGCTTCTAAAATTAAAGTGATTCCAATAGCTAATCCAGAAATTGGAATATTGTCAATTGTTACTGTTGTTACATTTGCTGTAAGTGCGTGTGTAAAAACATTTGCTAAATTACAATCTAATGTAAGAGTTCCAGCGGTAAAACTTGCTGCAACTTGTCGCTCAATATAGCTTCCACCTGTAGTGATGGTATTTGTTTTTATGGTTGTTGTTTGCGTTCCATCTTTAATTAAAATCTGATCGTATTCAAAAGTTGCAGAATAATCATTATCGGAAGTTTTTTGCGTTCCTAATCCCCAACCACCTATTTCCGTATCTCTATCCGTTCCAATGTTGCTAAGTGTGACTATTGCAGTATCATCCATTGCACCGCCAGCCAGCGGTAAATAACTACCAAATGAAAGATTTCCAGCACCATCTGTAACAATTACTTGACCAACCGTTCCATCAGAGGTTGGGTAGATAATTGCGTTGTTGGTCAATCCAGTAAAAGATACAGAATCTGCAATGTTAAGCGATTGATCAAATGGATTCGCTGCTGATGCAAATGAAAGATTTCCAGCACCATCAGTTACAATTACTTGACCCGCTGTACCATCAGATGTTGGATATATAATTGAGTTGTTGGTTAATCCGGTAAATGATACAGCATCTGCAATATTCAAACTTTGATCAAATGGATTCGCTGCTGATGCAAAAGATAAATTCCCTGCACCATCCGTAACAATTACTTGACCAACCGTTCCATCTACAGATGGATAGATTATTGAATTATTTGTTAATCCGGTAAAAGATACAGCATCTGCAATATTAAGTGATTGATCGAAGGGATTTGCACCGCTTGCAAATGATAAATTTCCCGCACCATCAGTTACAATTGCTTGCCCTGCTGTACCGTCTACAGTTGGATAAATAATCGCATTGTTTGTTAATCCAGCAAACACAACTGCATCTGTAGTATTTAAATCTTGATCAAACGGATTTCCACTACCACCAAAATAAGCTAAAGCAGTCCAAGCCAAAACACCATCACCAATTTTTAATTGGTTCGTGTCTGTTTCTAAACCAAATTCGCCTTGTGCTAAAGTAGGATCAACACTTGTCCAATTTGCTGCTGTATCTCGCCTAATTTGGATTTCAATTGCCATGTTTTAAACTCCGTTTGCATCGCCACCAGTAACATTTTGTGTTATCAAATATACGCTATTTGCTGTACCACCATCAAGATTACCTAATGTTGAAACATTAATAATTGATGTTGTAGCACTAGTAATCTGTCCAAAAGAATTAACTGTAAAAACAGGGATATTTACTGAGCTTCCATATGTTCCAGCAATTACACCAGAAGAAGAAAGATCAACCGCTAGAAATCCATTAGAAGTAATTGGTGTAGAAGTTACAGATAATGTCGATGAAACTAATCCAACAGATGTAACTGTACCAATACCACTACCGGGAGTTCCTACAGATAAATTTACTGCTGATGTTATTCTACCATCAGGCCCAATTGTAATTTGTGGAATGGATGAATTGCTTCCGTATACACCTGTAGTTACTCCAGTTGGAGCAGTTTCCAAAGTTATGTTGCCATCTGTTGTTCTTGGAGAATTTGTTACAGTTAAACTTGCTGAAAGAATTCCAACAGATGTTAAACCTTGAGTTGGTATTGAAATTGATGTTGTAGTTGCATCTGTTACTTGACCTTTTGCATTAACTGTAATAATTGGAACTTGTGTTGCACTACCATAAGTTCCAGAAGAAACACCTGTTGCAGTAATGTTTGCAACTATAGTTCCAGAATTAGTAATAGGAGAACCGGAAATTGTAAAATCTGTTGATGTCATTGCAACTGAATTTACTGTGCCAACAGAACCACCTGTAACAACTTGAAGCGGTGATGCTGTTGTACCATCACCTGTAAGCGTTCCATTATGTGAAACAGAAGTTAAATAAGTTCCTGATAAATTTGGTAAATCTGCTTGTGTTATTTTTCTAAAATCAGGAACACTATTTTTAGTTGATGAAGCTGCAAGAAAAGTATTTTGCCCTTGTGAAATAAAACTTAAATCAATAACACCTTGAGAAGTAACAGGGGAATTTAAAACAGAAAAAATATTGTTTTGAGCAGTCAATCCAACAGAAAAAGAAGAAGGAGTAAAAGAGACATACCTAAAAACAGCAACAGAAGAATCATTATTGATAACAACTTTTGAAGATGGATCGTTAATTGTTGCAACAATCTGAGGTACAACAACAGTTGCTTTAACTGGGTCTTCATTAACAATAACCCTTGCAAAAATATCTGTATTAGCCATTATGGGTTTACCCTTGTAACTTCAGGTGAAACTGTAAAATTTCCTTGAACTAATCGAATTACATCTGCACCTGTTTCAATTTCTAAATCGTACTTATAAGCACCAGCAGCAAGAATTGTTGTATCATCTGCAAGAATATCTAAGGTAATCGTATTATCTAATAATGTAATTCTTCCGTTTTCAGTTGTTAATTCAATTATTATTGTTGCCGATTCTACTGTTGGTCTTACTTGCATTCTTGCAGTTGAAGTATTGTAATCCGGTAAAGTTCCATCAGCATTTACAACCGTTATTATTCGTTGAAATGTTGCACCTTGTTCGCAAATTATATTGTATGTTCCAGCGTTCATAATTTTCCTTTTATTCCGTTGGTTCTTCTGCCATGATATAAGGCAAAGCGTTGAACATTAATTCAAAAGGGTAACTAGGATAAATAGGTTTTTTTTCTGTTTTATCCCAATTTTCTGGTAATGGATTAGGAGGAACATCTAAGGAAACTACAGGGTAATATTTTTTGTTTGCGTTCGACATTGCCAAATTATGTCCAGCGTTTACATAGGAAAGATTTTGTGAATTTATAACCCCTGTTGGTGATGCTGGATAAATATTTCCTGTTTTGTCATAAGAGAAAATAGGAATGTATAAAAAGTTAAAAGTAATATCAGTTAAAAGTATTGTGTTTATATCAGGTAAATCTGCTGCATTAGCTAAAGAATAATCAAATACATCAAATTGATTTCGCATTTTTTGCGTATTAGAAAACCCAACAAATAATAATTCACCGGGAGCAAAACCATAAAACCAATTTTGATTTACCCTTCCTAAACCTTGATAAATATTTGTTGATGCTGTTGAATTAGGATCTACAAAATTATAAGGAACATCAAACCAAGTTATTTTTATAGTTGTTTTTGGAATTAAAGTTTTTCCAAAGAAACCGGGAATAGTTGTTCCATTGATTGGGGGATCAGTAACATCAGAAACAAACTGAAATTGACCACCTTTAAGGGTTAAATATTCTGCTGATGTTTCCGTTGTGAATGTTGTAAAACGCATATATTCACGGAATGGAGAACCAGCAATTGTTATTTGTGTTCCATCATCTTTTGAATAAGTATTATCAGGCCCAATGATTGCATATTCACCAGGGTGTTCTGCTTCTAGTGCCAACATCGTTGGATCATTAATTGCAAGGTAAGGCCTAGGTCCAAATTCAACTGTAACTTCATATTTAGCATAAATTGCAAAATATGGTGCTGTTAATTGATAGGAAGTGCTTGATGCAGTATCCCAAGAAACTAAAGGGGAAGAAGGATCTTCTTGCGATTCTCGAAGTAACCCTAAGCCACGAATTGAAGAAATACTATCAGCGTAAAGCCATCTATATTGAGGGTGTGCCATTGGCGAAGATCGTTCTAAAGATCCATCGTTAAAAAGTTGGCTTATTTTTGTTGTTCCTAAAGCTTGTTGGCAAAATGCTACTAATGGGTTTTGTTGTGCCAAATCTGTTCCAAATCCATCAACAATATATGTCATTGATGCTCTAGAATTACCATCAGAATTAAATGATGCTGAATTGGGTGAACTACTGCCAATTCTTTCAGCAATTGTATCATCAACCCAAGCTGTCTCTAAACCTATAGGAATCGTTGGCATATTTTCCCCTTATGATGGTGCTTCAAAAGAACCACCAGAACCAGAATATTCAGTATCGTTTTTAAATCCTTGTGGTTTATCACCCATTTTTGTTTGTGCTTCAATCATTCCTTGTGCAACTGCTGCTGCTAAATTGTTCTTTTCTAGATTTTTACTAATATCATTTAAAGCTTGTTCTTGTGTTTTTTGCCCTTGCCCTGCCATCATTGCCGATTTACGGATATCATCACCAATACCTGAGATTGAAACCTCTTGAGCTTCTTTAACACCAGCACCTATTGAAGCATTTGGTTTAATTTTAGGAGGTTTTTTATCTCTTTCTTTACCTGTTAAACCTGAAGAAATCATATCAGCACCTGATTCCCTTAATTTTGCACCAGCTTTATCAGCATCTTCCCCCATTTTCATTAATGTTTTACCTAAATCACCTGTACCGGGAATCCAATCAATCAAAGTTCCAATACCTTTTATTGCTGCACCTATTACCTGATAGAATGCACCAGATGCCCAACCTATAGCACCTACTAAAATCTTTACAGCATCAGACATTAATTTAAAACCATTCATCATAATTTCAGTTATTCCAACACCTTCAAAAAATGATGTAAACATTTCACCAATTATTTCAAGAAACTCCGAAAAAGCATCAATCAAGGGAGTAACAATAATTACTAAACCTTCAAGAATTTTTGCAGCAAAAACTAATACAGGAGCAAACACTTTTAAAATTGTTGCACCCGCTTCCATTAGAGGCCCGGCTAATGCTTTAAATGCGTTAATTACAACATCAATGGAAGGTTGGATTAACTTCATTGCATAATCAATATAATCGGCAAATTGGCGAAACAAAGGTAATAGTGTTTGTATTACTGGTGCAAGAGATCGACCAATAACACCACCTAAATCGTTAAGGATAATTCCAAATTGTTCCATCAATGCAGGGTTAGATTTTTCGATGTATGAACCAAACATTCCGATTGCACCTGAAGCAATACCAACTGCACCTGTAACAGAATTCAAAGCCATTCCTAAACCCGCTGCTGCTGCACCCGCTGCTTCTGCACCAACAGAACCACCAATTTTACTACCAACTTTTTTTGCAGCTTTATTTCCTTTACCATCAACTAAAGAACCTTTAATAATTCTATCTGCACCGGGTATTTTTTTTGCAAGTTCTATCCCATGCTTTTTAATAGCAGTAGCAGCAATTCCAGCACCTTGCATTAGTTTTGAAATTCCAGCACCTAAAAGTGCTAATGCTGGCCCTCCAATCTTGCCACCAATACCACCAGCAGCACCAACACCTGATTTAATTCCCATTTTTGGCGAACTTTTACCACCACCCATTAAACTACTTGTTTTGTTTTGTATAACATTTCCAACAATACCTTTTGCTTTTTTAATTCCTTCAGCTTTATTACCTTTCATAAAGCTGCTTATAGTGCTTTTGACATCTTCAAAAATCGATTTTATTGAATTATCTTTTCCTGTACTTACATCTTTTTTCTTATCTTTTCCTGTACTTACATCTTTTTTCTTATCTTTTTTCTTATCTTCTTCTTTTCCTTTACCTAAAACGATAATTGCTTGTTGAATTTCAATAACTGCTTTAGCTATTGAAATACCTTTTGCTTTAGGTTGTTCTTTATTTGATTTATCTTTGTAACCTTCTTTTTTAATAACTGATTTTTCTTTTTCACTCATAGATGAATCAGGAGTAAAATCAGGCCCGCTTTTTTCTTGAGTTTCTTTTTTAGGTTGTTTTTTAGTTTTTGTTAATTCGTTTACAATCTCTGTTCCAATTTCAAGAACAGCGTTAGTAATTAGTATAGATGCTTCATAAACAGAGGTAACAATAGAAGCAAAACCGGAAGAAATATCTTCAGCAAAATTTGCTTTACCTTCTGTTTCTTTTTTCTTTTCTGCTTTTGATTTCTCAGGTTTACCAACATCTAGTTTTATTTTTCCAACAGATGCAACAATTTCTTTTGTCATATCCTTTACAGAAGTTGTTACAGATTTAAAACCTGAAGAAATATCTTTTGAATAATCTTTTGATTTATTTTTAGATTCTTTAGAAGATTCTTTGATTGTTTCTTTAGATTCTTTAACTGATTTATCCTTGATTGACTCCTTAACTGATTTATCCTTAATCAACTCTTTAGATGATTTTTCTTTAATAGACTTGTTAACTGATTCCTTAGATGATTCTTTAACAGATTCTTTTTTAGATTCTTTAACAGATTCTTTTTTAGATTCTTTAACAGATTCTTTTTTAGATTCTTTAATAGATTCTTTAGATGATTTTTCGGAAGATTCTTTAACAGATTCTTTAGATTCTTTACCTAATTTGATTTTAGAAATTGCTGATATAACTTGCTTTGTTGAGGTTGCAATTGCTGTAATGATTGATTTAAAACCTGATGAAATTGGCTTCGTATAATTTATAGGATCTTTAGGTTTAACAGCCTTAGATTCTTTTTCTTTTATAGTATCTTTTTTATTTTCAGATTTTGATTTTTTTTTCTCAGGTTCTTTTTTGATTTGTTTTTCAACCGGTGAAACTAATTTTATATTCTGAATTGCGTCTACAATTCTTGAAAATTCAGATGTTAAATCTTTTGTTTCTTCCTTCTTAACATCTTTTTTATTTACTGGTGCAACTAATTTAATCTGCTTAACAGAAGTTACAACCGCTTTTTGCATTGTCTTAATTGAATTAGAAACTTTATCAAAATTACCTGTAAAAGCGGTTGATGAATTCTTTATGTTTTGGGCAATTGCTTCAACAGCTTTTACAACATCTGCTGTAAAATCTGAACCGGAATCAATTGGAATATCTTTAGCCATTTGGTTTTTCCGGTATTTTTCCAAATTTATCAACCCAAGATTTATTCAATTGCTTGGGTGAACCACCTAACATAGAACCCGTTTTCATAAAATTCTGATACTTGTTGAACATCATAACATCTTCTGCAACTATCTTTTTCCTAGTATCCCATTCATGCTTTTCATCGTTTATTTCTAGTGGTATTCCTTTATCATCTCTTTTTCTGTAGTACAGTTCAACAATCTGCATATCGGTTAATTTTTCTATCTCCCAAGGCCTTAATAGATAAGGTTTATCCATTAAGTGAACATAGTAATTAATTAAATTTGGAGGGGGAATAGGTTCATATCTTTTGGATGAACTTACTCCCTCCTTGCGTTTGGGAAACTTTTTTCCCTTACGATTTCCATTACTGCTTCAAATCTTTCTTTTTCAGAAAGAACTAAATCTTGCATTTCATTTTCAGGAGCAGAAAAAAGTATTGAAGCGAATGTTAAAACACCTACAGGAGTTGTTAAAAACGCTACACAATTTTCAGATCCAAAAGAATAAACACCTGAAGCAATATCACGAGTAACACCGCTTACAGCTTCTCGAAATTCAACAGGTTCAAGCCGATCCTTCAAAGTAAAAATTGAATCTAAAGCTTTTTTTTCCATCGACTTTTCAAAATCAGCTTTTACTTTTTGAGTAATCAAACTTGCAGTATATTTTTTCCCCTTAAATTCAATCGTTTGTGAACCTTCACCAGATGAATTCAAAATATTTCCTACTGAATCTGCCATTTTTCCCCCTTAGATTTAACCAACAATGATAGAATAAGCACCTTTAGTTGCTAATGTAATAGACATTTTTTGGATATCTTTTGCACCAGCATCATAATTAATACCTGTGATCAGGCAATTAGTAATAGTAACTGCACCGGGTGTTACATCGTCACCATCGTTTATTGTTACAGTTCCTGATTGACCTTGTTTCAATCCGAAACCAGAATTAACTTCTAACAGGTCTAAAGTTATTTCAGCGGAATACATACCAATTGCATGAGAATCAAAACCTAAACCTGTAAAATTAGTTGTGTCAACAACTTCAGCTTTTGAATTAACTGAAATGTTTGTTGCTGGAATGTTTGTTAATGCACCAAAATCAATTGAACCAAGTCTACCTGATAAAACAGCCATTGTATAAACTCCTTAAATTAAATTTAGAATGCTACATCACTAAAATTTACTTCTGGACTTGCTGAAGGAATTAAAGTTAGCTTCACTTTTTGAAGATCCTTTACAGGCATATCGTAAGTAACTTGCGTTACAGTACAATTTTCAAAATTAAAAGTTAAAGGATCACCCGCATAAGCTAAATATTCATTTGTTCCTAAAGTAGCTTGTGTACTTGTTGGAGATGATGCAAGAAATGCAGACCTACCACCAGTAGGAGACAAAGTAACATCTGCTTTCATACCAGCAAATATTGGAGGCAATGCAACTTTATCATAAAGAATTTCTACCGTAATTTCTGCTGATTGAATTCCTAGAACTAATTCCGTGTAACCACCTGAAGCATAAGAAGAAGATTCAGGTGTTTCAATTTTAGTTGCAATGGTTGCAGTAGTAACTGGAAGTGTACCAGTACCTACAACTCCATCTGTTCTAGTTAAATCAAACAAAGCAATTTTACCTGTCAAAAATATATTATCTACTGGCATTTTAATTCTCCTAGTTAAACCAAACCTTGTTCTATAAAACCATATTGTACCCTAAAACCCGTAACATTGTAAACAGTTTGTGGTTGTCCATTGATTGAAAAAGGTTGAATACCTTTGATGGAAATTCTTGTAGGACTTATAGAACCAGCAAATTGATTAATCCTATAAATTTCTTTTCTTATTTTGTAACGGTCTTCAAGATCAGTAAATTCTAAATCCCTTGTATAAGTCTGAATATAATAAACCCTAAAGTTATAAAGGAATTCAACAATACCACCAAATGTTTCTACACCTAATTCTTCACCATCATCAGAAGGGGAAACAACTACAGATGGAAACACATCTGTTTCACGAATTACAGCACCTTTTCTTTTGTATACCGTGTAACCTAATGCAGCTAAATTTGTTGCTAAAGTATCTTCAATCGTAGTATAACGGTCAGCGGGATTTGCTGTCATTATAGGCCGATTTGTTTTCATTACTTTTTGCATTAGCTGCTTTTCCTAGTACAGTCTAAACCGTAATATTCTTGATTTCCCTGATTATCTACACTATTTACATAGTATTTTTCAGCGTTTGAATCAGTTATTTCGCAATCAATTTGCGGAACTAATGGGGTTATATTAGTTTTCCAAACTAAAAATTTAGTAATGTTTTCAACTTTCATAACTCCTGATTGATCTTGGTAAGCAACTGTAATTGCTCTACGATACCCGTAATTAGTTGTTGCCGTATCACCAGCGGGATTAACTAAAACAAGAACTTCAGGATTGTCAAAAACATTGTATTCTTGCGATAAGTCTAAAGTAGGCATAAACACTCCTACATGAATTGAGTACGGAATTCTTGGGGGTTTAATGCTGCTGCTACCTTGTTGCATTCCGTTACATTCAAAAGTTGTTGTTGTCTCCATTCAGTTCTAGAAACGCTAACACCTTCCCAAGAATATGAGGGTTGAGGATTTGCAGAATCTGCTAACAATGCTGCAATATAATTATCTCGAATGGTAAGAATATTTTCAGCGGGTGTAGGCATTGCAAATACTCCAATAAGAAAAAACCTGTACGGAAAAGGGAATAACCGTACAGGTCTTGAGGGGTTAACCCGTAGATTAAGCGGGTAAACCTTGAACCACATAACGAGGATCCATAACACCGCAAGACCCCCACCACGATGCTTTAATAGCAACCGTGATATCCTGATTAAATTCCGCCCAATTATTTGCAGGAGCTTGGACGACTTCAAGTGGCTTCGCTTCGCGCCATACAAAAGCCTTTTTAAAGTTTCCAAGGAACACATACTTGTCTGCTGTTGATGCTGCAACACCACTAGTTACAAGAAGATTTCTTGCGTTAGCAGAAGTCAAAATCTTGTAATTAGTATCCAAAGGATTTGGACTTTCAAGCTGTTCAACATCACCACTAGTAGCAAAAGGCCCGTTCTTAGTAACTGTTTGAGGATTTAAAATCCTGCTTGCAGTATATCTTTGGAATGGCATAACTAGCATGGACATTGCACCTGGTTCAAAAATATGAATAGGTTTTCCAGTATTAGGGTCCTTCATATTGTAGAACAGTTGTTCAAGCGTGTTAATGCTTGACCAATTGCTCAAAGCATATGATGTAACCTTATTAATGAATCCAAAAGTCATACCAGCTTGTGCTGTAGTGCTATAGGTGTTTAGAGTAGATTCTGCACCTACAGCAGTTCCATAAACATAACTTCCTGTTAAACCTAATACGGTATTTAGAATTCGTTCCTCGCGAACTAAACCGCAATAAGTTCCAACCGATTCAGCACTAGATAAAGCTTGGGAAGTTTTATCAGAATAAATCATTTCAGCAGTAATTGCACAAATTCTACCAACCTTTTCGATTGCTGGAATTCGTACATAGTTACCACTAAATTGAGTTTGTGAATATGGCATACCGGGTTGAACAACATCAGGTGAAGGACTGATATCAGATAACCAAGGAATTAATTCACTTGAAAGATTTTGACCAGCGGGAATTGTTTGCACCAATTCATCGCCAATCAAATTTGCAAGTTTATATTTTTCCTGAACAGTAGTGATAAGAATCTGACCTGTGATTGCTGCAAAGTTACTTGCGTCAACCGCTTCAGATGCTTCCATAAACACTCGATCAGGCCCGTTGAAGCGTTGCATCTTTTCGGCCCAATCATCGCCAACAATACCTTCTGCAAGGCCTCGAAGGGAAATGTTTCTCAAACTAATATCACCCTTGGCAATAGATTCTGCTAAGTAGGTTTTAGTTTTCAAGACACCATTTTGTTTGCCAAATGCTTTAAGCTTTTTTCCTAGATTCTTCATTCTCAAAATCTCCTAAAAATTAAAAAGTTTGTTTAACGGGATACTGAATTAAGTGATGATAGCAATTGGAATTTTACAGTTCCATTTCCAGCTAAAGATTCTACAACCCTACCAATTGCTAAAGCAGCAGTTGCAACTTTAACAAGTGATTGTGGAAGGAGTACACTAGCAGCGGAACTAGGGCCAACATAATCGCCAATAACAAGGGCACCCCCTGTATAATCACCTTCATAAATACCGGAGCAATCAATTCTGATTTGATTAGCTACAGAGTTACCATAGATTTTTTCAACATCTTCAAGTTTAGTTTGACCAGATATTCCAAGAAATGCTGTTGCAAAATTTTCTTGGGTTGTTGCTAAGTTGGTTGTCCAAGTAAAATCAGCAGCAGAAATTACTTCACCTGAAACTTGTGCAACAAGATCGCCTAAAGCGATTGCAGAAGTTGTATCAACTTCAGCCATAACAGGATTAGTAGTATTGAAACTGTATCGAATGGCCATTGTAGAAACTCCTTAAATAGTTTGTTTATTTACCTAATACGGATTCAAGAAATTGTTTGTAACTTAATTCGCTTCTTGATTGCGAACCAGATGAAATAGGTTTAACGGAAGATTTAACTAAGGCAACTTTCTTCCTATCGTTGATTGCTTCACTCCATAGCTTAGAATCAATTGCAGAAAGTTGTTTGATGAATACTTTAGTAGGTTCAAGATTAGATTCTTTAATCAGATTCACAATCTTTTCTTCCTTAAGCTTTTCAGCTTTCCATTTTCTCAAAGAAGCTAATTCCGATTTAGATTCTTTTTTGGGTTCTTCTTCTTCTTCATCATCGACTTCAAGAACAGCAGATTTAGAACCATCTTTTTCTTCTGGATCTTCTTCTGCTTCTTCCATAGGTTCATCTTCACCTTCGGACATACCACCGGAGAGGCCAAGCATTTCAAGAATCTTTTGGGATTTTTCTTCATCAGAACCTTCCCCTTCACAAACTTCTTTTACTTTTGCGTAAACATCATCTGCTTCTTCCATCATTGGTTCTTGCATACCTTCTTCTTGCATTGGATTTTCTTCTTCCATCATTTTATTATTGTCCATTTCATCATCTCCTTGTTCGCGTACTAGGATATTAACTTTTTTGTTTTTACTTTTGTTAAAAAGTGTAACATACTTATTAGGAACCACATCCGAATAAGCTTCCCATTCACCATCCTTGAATAAATCCATAAGTTGTTTAACTGTCATTTCGGAACCTGTAGAAGGTTGTTTTGCTTCCTTAACAGATTCACGTCTCCTTGCCCTATTAGTTCTTGTAGTTCCTGTAGGTCCATATCCTCTTCTGCCATCATCATCTCCACTATTTTTTCTCCTAGATGCAGCCATTTTTCTATCTTGCAATTTTGCTGCTCTAAGGTTATCTGCTTTTTCTTTATCAGTTAAACCTAAATCATCATAATCATCTTCTTTAATAGATTCAGATCCTTTTTTATTAGCGTATTCCTTTTCAATCTTCCATACTTTTGCAATGTCATCAACAGTTCCTAAATACTTCCCTTTGTAATAAAGGTCATAAGTTTTTTCTCGTTTAGAAACCTGGTCATCATTAGTACCAGAAAGTTTTGTTACTACTTTAAAATCACTATCGTTTTCTTTCATAGATTCAGATCCTTTATTCTGTTGAGCATTATATAATTTTAATGCTTCACGATACATTTCATTTGCAACATTTGCCCTATCTTGTGCAGCTCTGTATTCAGAAGTTGTTTTAAAAACTGTATCTTGTACTTTTTTATATGCTGCGTCTGATTCTTTTTCTATTCTTTTTAAATCAGACTTAGATATTTTTGTACCTTTAGAAAAATATTCTGCTTCCTTAACTACCTTTTTTGGCATAGGTTTAACTTCTGATTCAAATATTGTTTTAGTTGTAGCAGGGTTAGCCACTAGGTCAACAGATTTAACCTTGTCAATTCTTGTGATTCGTTCCGTACCATCCGGATCAACAGAATATTTTCCAGAAACTAAATGTGAGAAACCTACATCACCAAGCCCATTGTGTTCAGCGAACCATAGAAACGATTCAATACCTTCTGCATGAGGGTTATAATGGAAATCGGCGTACAACCCATCCTTTTCTAAAATAACATTCTCAAGCCATCCTAGCCGATCAGAAAAGGAAGGTTCTTCCATGTTGTGATCTTTGTTTACAGGAGCCTTTTCATATTTTTGAATAGCTTCCTTCACTGCTGCAAAATCATAAATCCTTCCATTCGCGGAAGTAAATCCAAGAACCTTCACACCTCTGACAATGTGGTTTTCTCGATCAACAGGATTTTCAAATGTTGAATTCATATTTTAAATACTAACCTAATAAAAATTATTTGTCCATAGGTTGCACTTTAGGTTTTTCAGGATCAGGTGTTTTCTTAACCTCAATATCTTTGAAAATTGCATCAATAACACTTTGCGGAATTAGTGGGAATGAAGATTTTGCAATAGCCATACCAGCGGAAATTGGTAACAAACCTTGTACACATTGCGTTACTACATTTACAAGTGATGTTATTTGTGCACCATTCAAAGCAGTATCTTGAACCTCTTCTGCATTATTATCTTCAGGTTTATTTGCTTCTGGTGCTGCATTGGGTGTTTCGTTTGGTGCTGCATTAGGTTTTTCTGCTTTTGCAGATGGATCACTAGGTTTAATATTAGCATGTGTGTTAATGTTACTTGCTTCCGTGTCGTTATCTAAACCAACTTCGCTTCTAATTGTTTGAATTGACTTGACACCCATATCTAAATACATTCTGTTCATCTCTGCTTCTTTTTGATGATCGCGAGATTGCAGTGAACAAGCTTCAGCAGTAACTTTTAAATTCTTTAAAATTTCTTTTGGTATTATTCCGTGTTCAGCAGCTAAATTAAGTTGTGTCCATGCAAGGGATTTATTTGGTTCGAACCTACATTCGGCAAGTGATCTACCTACAATACCTTGCCATCTCTCAAAGGTTCTTCTTGCTGGTGCTTCTGCAATTAATGCGGATGAATAGTTATTATTAGAAGCATCACCAGAAACAAGCGTTTCACTAATGCCAAATCTAGTGGCAAGTGATCTAAGGTTAGCTTGAAGGACTTCAATCAAACCTGCTGAATCTAAATTTGCTCCAGGGAATTCATAACTAATATTTTCAGGAGTTGTAATGATAGAACCATAACCAAAGCGTTCAAGCTTCATGTTACTACCTGTCATTGGATTATTATCGTTAATAGTTGCATCCACTGTAGAATCTACAAGGTTAGACATTGAATCAGGAGCAACATTAGATACTTTGCGAATCATCGCAATCTTCGCCCTAGCTTTTGCCATAGTCACAGTTGAAGCTAGGATATCCTCACAATTGTTTAAATTCTGAAATACTGGATAAAAGGAAGTTAAACCCCTTTTTGCATTCGCATTCGTTCCAAACTTAATGTGAATAATATCTGATGCAGGAATAAATTTAGGTTCTTTTGTTTCCCAAGGTTTTTCAATAACCTGATAGCCAAGAACAGAATTAATATCATCTTCTTCCGCAATAATCCCAAATGAATCTTTTGGTGATCCGATATCCGTTGCATAGCCCCTTACAAGCTCAGGTTCTATGAACCTGATTACTAACATACCATTTGCTTGTGGAAACTTACGAATGAACACTTCGCCGTCAACATGTAGCCTATAGACGATTTCATTTTCCACTTCGACCATATTGTTATATTCTCGAAAGATATCCAATGTATTTTGGCATCTTTTAAGAATTTCTTCAGGAACTGGTGTTCTTAAATCAATATTTGCTACACGCCATTTAAATCCAGTCGCTCCAACAACAAAATTCTGAAAACAGCCTACAATACCATGTGCAAACTCATTTACAGCATAAACATACCTTGCTCTATCGCGAATTGACTTTAACTGCCACCAAGTCAGATAAACAGGTAATTGCTCACCAGAAAGGTAATTATCGCGTATCGCAAGCTGAACAGGATCAATCCATCCGTTTTGCCCGGCAGAAGGAAATTGGAACGGATTATACGCCCCGCTGTCATTCCAAAACGGACCAAAGCCAGAAGAATATTCTCCTGACCCATAACTTATAGATTCTTTGACATCTGGTGTTTTTTTAGAATTCATTGTTCAATTCTTGGGTTATGCATTATAAGTAACAAACCCTGAAAGCTTGCCAGATGGATTCCCTACTACAGTTAATTTAATACCTGCATCGCTACGAATCAAACCTACTGATTGCATTGCTTGCGAAAATATTTGATAGCAAGGTACATGAATCAATCCGGTTAATGCTGTTGTTCCGTCAGCCTTAAAAAACTGCACTGAACAATCTCCATCTCCCTGTAAAGTGAATGCGTGAATGTGGCTTGCTCCGCTAGCAGCTATTGTTACTGTACCTGGTATCGTTTGCGAAATTGGCATTGATGTGTCTGCTGGCATAATTATTCTCCTTTAGATTTTATCATAGTAACATATAATAAATAAATGTAAATACATATGGAAGTTAACAGATTAGGAATTTTTAGGAAAAATAAAAGTTGACGTTTTAGGATTTTACTCATAGAAATTAGGGTGGCCAGGGGGCGTCAGCGCACAGCTGCAGAAATTAATAGGATCCATAGACATTTTTTATTAAATGTCCACACAAAAAAAATAAATATATTAAGACAAGATAGAGTATAAATATATTAAGACAAGCGAGAGTATAAATAGATTTATAATTGGTATTAGGGAAATTCATTCATAGTGGTATATATATAAAAAAAAAAAAAAAAAAAAAAAATAATAGATACAGATATATGTGTACACAATAGATACACCTTCCTACTCTCTGCCTTCTATATCTATCTACACTCTCACGCGGCTGTGGTCCGTTATACGAGAGGTATAGGGGTGACACCTATTTTTTTTATTTTTTTTATACTCCATTTCTATAGATATATTAAACCACTGTTATAAGCTACAAAAATAGCCATACAGTATATTCACCGCATTTGCTTCTATAGATACATTGATAATAATTCTGAAAATACTGCTAATTAGTGTAGACAATGTAACCACTAACCTTTAGAATAATTCTAGATAGATGAATCACGTTGATTTATCCATCTATGTAGATTACACAAAGGGAGAATAAGCTATGTCGAGTATTAACTATGAAGAACCAGAAGAAACAAAGATGATTAGGCTTGATTTGACTGCACAGGAGTGTAGGTGGTTACATATGATGTGTAGCTATATACATATGGGAGACGAGACACACGATAGGGATGCAAAAATTATGGGTATTTCAAAAGAGCAATCTACAGAGCTGCACAGAAAAATCTATTATAGGAGGATGGGTTTTACTGATATTACTGAACAGGAAGCTAAGGATTTAGTTTGGCAAATTTCTGAAAGGATGAGAATTAAAAAGGAGTTGGAAGCTGAGTTAAAAGCGGAATCTCAAGAATTGAACGAAAGTAGAATCGAAAGGGTTTAATGAATATATTTATTTTATCTACTGATATCAAGGAAGCGGCTAGGTATCACGTAGATAAACATATTGTGAAGATGCCTTTAGAATCAGCTCAGATGTTATGTACTGCGTTGATTCTAAATGGCTTTAACGATGTAGAATATAAGCCGGCACATATCAAGCATCCTTGCACTAAATGGGCTGCAGCAAATAGGGATAACTTCAGATGGCTATGTGATTTTGCATTAGAATTGTGTTTCGAGTATACATATAGGTATAATAAGCAGCACGCTTGCCAAAATGTAATTCAAAACTGCTATTCAAAATGTAATAACATACCAGAAGGAATGTTAACTAAATTTGCTCAGGCCATGCCGATCGAGTATAAAAAAGATTGTGCAGTCGAAGCATACAGGCTGTATTATATGAAAGCTAAAAATCATTTAGCTACATGGAAGAATAGAGAAAAACCTTGTTGGTTTTCTTTGAGTTAACAAGTTATTAACAATAAAGGGGTAAAGATGCTTAAGGCTTTAAAAGTATTAGAAATGAGATACTACGGAACAGTCTACGGAAGTTATTTTTTAGGCTGTTCCTGTATAGGTAAGGCCAAAATAGAGGGTATACAGGATGAATTGTTTATCACTTGGGGAAGGGAAATAAAAGCAAAGGATGTACGGGAATTTGAAAAACAAACGCATTCATCTTATCCTCAACTTGTGTACTATCCTACCACTAGCAAAAATGGTAAATCAATGAAGAAATACGAAATGATTATACCTTTTTCTGTAATAGAATTAATTCATTCTGCTATTTCTGTAATGACTAGAACAGAACAAGAAAAGATACCATATATTTCGATCCATCATCCAGTATCAAAAAGGAAGGTGAAAAAGTGAAGATTCTTAAAAATACTTTGTCCATTAGATTAGAAATATGGGATGATCCAGGTGATTATCCATGCAACGCCGCGCAGTATCCATTGCCATCGTATTGCCAGCTTGAAGATATAGAAGGCAGCTTGATTATTCAGATTGAACCTGAAGACAAAGATTTTGAAGATTGGGAAGCTTTAGGTCCAGCCATTAATGTTTATACATTGATGGAAGATCACCGGATAATAGTTCAAGGCGTTAAGATATTAACTTGGCAGTTATGTCCAGAAACGCATCCTGATCCTAATCTTGCAAGTAATCTTGATGTTTGGACAATTGTTCCATACGAATGGGATGATTCTGAATTAGAAATCGACTAACGCGTAGTATGTTTTTTTTTATTTTTTTAAAGGGAGTTTGAAATGAAGTATCTGAAAGAATCTAAAACGTTTGAGATGTCAGAATCTGAATTTATACACGAAGCTGACGATATGTTAGGCTTATGTATAAATTGCGGAGATGATTACGGTGACTCGTTAGAACCAGATGCAAGGAAGGTAGAATGCCCTACTTGCGAACGGAAAACAGTGTATGGTATTGAAGAACTTTTGTTGATGGGTAGAATTTCTTTTGTAGAAGAAGAAGAAGGAGCAGAACATGAAGAAGATTAATACCAATATAGATTCTGTATGTCGTAATTGTGCTAAAAAGCTGCTTAAATTCGTGTATAACAATAACCTTTGTAGAATATGCTATTCGAAGAAAATCACTCAAAATTTTAACACTATTGGAGCACTAAGGAAGCGTGTATTAAAATTACAACAAAGTGAAAGCTATTACATTAGACGCAATAAAAAGCTTAAAAAGGTAATAGATTCGCTAATAAAGGAACTTGAAGAAAATAACATAGAAATAGCTAAGGAACGATTTGATTAATATTTATTGATCAATGTAGACATTGTTAACACTTTCATATATACTGATATTAGGTCGATCATGTTGGTTGGCCTAAACTTACAAAGGGGATAGTTATGATCGAAGAATTTCAACAGACTGAAACTGATCCATACATTAAAGAATTTTGGATGGATGAAGATGACAAAAAAATGAAGCTTTCAGAATCTTTCATGTTTTATTGCAAGCCATGGAAGGATCGAAGCAGAGGATTTTACAGAATACTGGTTGATCATCGTGCCAAATATTCTGCAAAAGTTGACAAGATATTTGTATGGGATAGTATTTCAAAATGTTATACAGATCGACATAGTATGACGCGATATACTATTAAACAAATTAAGGTTATGTGTCCTTGGACTTTTAAAAATTTATAAAGGGGTGGGGGTAAATATGTTAACTTGTGAAACAATGAATGGCGTGTTTATAACAACCATATACATGCCAGCCACTAATACGAAGGGTTCTAGGATCAAAGCTATACTCGGAAGTGATAAAAAGGTAAGCATTACAATCGCTTACGATTATTCATTCAGCCGAGAATACCTCCATACTGAATCTGCAATAAAGCTTGCAGATAAATTAGGATGGGACGGAACTTTAGTTGGTGGTTGGCATGGCGAAGATATGGTATTTCTTTTTAAATCTAAACCTACATCAACGGATATATTCTAATGAAGACTAAACGCGATAAGAATTTCAAGATTTCAAATCATTTTAAGCTGACGCAAGATGATATGAATACAATTGAATGGATACGGGAAGACCTCAACCTTGGCACTAAAACAGCTGTCATAAAGTATGTTTTAGGTTATTTTTACAAGTCTAAAAACAAACTAGAAAAATTTTAGGAGATAAAAATGAGCGAAGATCAACCGATGTTGTTTCCTATGGAAAAAATACCTGAGCCATGGGAAAAAGAATGGGTAGGTATGCCAGAATTTGATCAACCAAATAAAGAACCTATGAAAACTTTAATGGTTCATTTTGAATCAGAAGAAGGTGTTCAAGAATTCTCTAAACTTGTTGATCAAAAAATTGGATATACAACCAAATACATTTGGTTCCCAAAAATCGAACGACGAGTGTTAAAAGTTATGGAATATATATTAGAACCAGAAAAGGGAGATAAAGGAAATGAATGACATTTTGAATTGCAGTACAAAAGAAACGATAGATTCGTTTATGAAAATTGTCGATGATGTTTTAAGTATTAAAGATTTGAAAATCAAAGAAATAATTGTTCAGACCATAAAATATTTAAAAGGTGATAAAACTTTAAGGGAAGAATTAAGGATAGGACAGGAATTAGAATCAAGATGGTATAAGTCTGTCGAAAATGGAAATCCTGATTTTGGAGTTTATGATCATCCATATTACCTAGCTGAACTTGTTGCATGTTGGACAATTTATTCAAAAGAATACATTAAAAACATGAATAAATTTATGTTGTTTCCAAAAGATCCTAAAGTCATCGTAGATTTAGGATGCGGGATAGGGCTTTCAACTTTAGCATTAAAACAATTATTTCCTAATGCAGAAGTGTTTGGAACAAATTTAAAAAACACTATGCAGTATTCTATCTGCAATAGTATAGCCGAAAAAAATGATTTTAAGATTGTAGAATCTATTTTAGACATACCTAAGGATGTAGACATTGTTTTTGCAAGTGAATATTTTGAACATATAAGCGATCCTATTAAACATTTATTTGATGTAATCAGATATATGTCACCGAAAAATTTATATGCTGCAAATTCATTTAATACTAAAGCAATAGGTCATTTCCCATTCTATATTGTTGCAGATGAACTTGTAGAAAACAAAAAGCTTGGAAGGATTTTTGGTTCAGAGATGCGACTTCACGGGTATGAAAAAATAAGTACAAAATTATGGAATGCAAGACCTACATACTGGAAGGAGATAAATGATGAATAATCCTAGGCATCCGATTTATATTATTAGCAAAGGTAGATGGGACACGCGTTTGACTTCTAAGGCTTTAGAAAAAATGAACGTACCATACCATATCGTAATCGAACCTCAAGAATATGATAAGTATGCTGAAGTGATAGATCCTAAAAAGATTTATGTACTTCCGTTTTCTAATTTAGGTCAAGGTTCGATTCCAGCACGCAATTGGGTATGGGAACATTCTATATCTATTGGTGCAGAACGGCATTGGATTATGGATGATAATATTCGTGATTTTCAACGGCTAAATAAGAATGCAAAAATAAAGGTTACAACAGGAGCAATGTTTAGGGCTGCAGAAGATTTTGTAGACCGATACGAAAATGTTGTAATGTCAGGATTTAATTACGATTATTTTGCATGTGCTAGGACTAAAGTTCCACCGTATTATCTGAATAGCCGCATATATTCTTGCATTTGTATCAGGAATGATTTAAAACACAGATGGCGCGGTAGATATAACGAAGATACTGATCTGTCAATCCGCGCACTAAAGGATGGCTATTGTTTGATTTTGTTCAATGCATTCTTATGTGGAAAAGCACCTACATTAACAATGAAAGGTGGTAATACTGATGAACTATATAAAGACGATGGTAGGTTAAAGATGGCTCAATCTTTAGTCGATCAGCATCCGGAAATAGTAACAGTCAGCTGGAAATGGGGCAGATACCAACACCATGTAAATTACGAGCCATTCAGGTTAAATGAACTAATTCCTAAGAAAAATGTAATAATAGAAAAAACAATTAATAACTATGGAATGAAATTAATTGAAAATAAACTATAAAATCTTATAAATTGATGTAGACATTGTGTACACAAATCTTTAGAATAATTTCATAAGGTTAACTAATTCAGTTGACTAAAAACATAAGGGGTTTAAAAATGGTTAATAACAAGACGATTCTAAGGGCTAAAGATTACAAAAAATTGAGCAGCCAGGCACTCAGCTTTATGATCATGGACAGAATTAATTTCATGATGATCGGCGTTCAAATTAACAAATGCAAGAAGCAAATCGAAAAAATCCAAAACGAATTAAACCGCAGAAATGCGGTTTAGGGCCAAGAGGTGTTTTTTTTTATTTTTTTTAAAGGGGATTACTATGTTTGATTGTAACGATGTATCAAGAGAAACAGAAGACCGTTGGGCAATGTCTGAATTAGCTGCTGATGAAAAATGGAACTGTTTGGATAGTGCTATCGCTAGGGCATATAGCGATGGAGATGGTTTAGAAGATTTTGAAAGTTGGATTGAATATTTTTATGAAAAACATAATGATCACAAATTGACTGATCATTTTAATTTATCCGTAGATGTAAAAGGACTTCAGATAATAGTTAATGGCGAATGTTGGATCAAATTAAAATTAATAGACCCTGAATCTAACAGAGGTTTTGATTTTGATTATGATAATTAATATAAAAATAAAAAAAATAAGGATAGGGGTTTTCCCTATCCTTTTTTTTATAGCTGCACTTTAGATAACCAATGTTCTTCTATTCCAGCTTCCTGTTTAGCAAAAGATTGTGCAATAGCTAGGTAAGCTGCTGCGTCTTGAATAGAATCAATATGAATATCATTAACGAGCCGTGCAAGCTTTAAGTGAACCATCATTATTGAAACTTCATATGGAGTAATTTTTCGCTTTAAAACGATACTCCAAGCGTTTGCAATATGTTTAAAATTAACTTCTGGTGAACCATAAGTTGCAGTTCGATCGGAAATATGTTGCGTACATTTCTGAAAAAAGTCCTTATAATCTTGCAATTCCATTTGCTATTCCTTTTCTGTAATTTGATTGTTTGTGTAACCATTAGATTCATTAACAAGTTTCAATGCTTCTTGAATCCTTTTAAGCTTACGCTCAATTCTTTTGTTTTCTTTTTCCTTATATGCTTTTGCTTTTTCTACGACTTGATCGATAGGAATCAAGTATGTAGCTCTTGTCTTATCAGTAATCTTCTTGATCCTTATTTTCATATCATCTGATAATACTCCAGCTGATTCAAGTAAGTTTGTAGCAAAATCAAAATCGTTTAGGTTTATAACATTGCGAAATATAAGTTTCGTAATATTATGTGTCATAGCTGACGCACTGATACCTAGAATTATCCTAGCTTCAGCACTCGTTACATAAATAACATCATTAATCGTACAAGCCATCATTAAACTCCCTTATTGGTTGTTAAACAATTCATTAATTCTAAAAGCTTTGCATTTTGTTTCGCATGAATTTGTAACACTGGGTAAAAACTCATGAGAATTGTTATCTTTTCATTCAACTTTTTTGACCAAAAAAATCCTTTTGTTTCTACAGCTTCAGCCGTAGCTGAAACTCCATCATACATTGATTTTTCTGCCCCTTTTGTTGACATTAAACCTGGAAACATTTTTTCAAAATTTACAGACATTTCTACAAGTTCATCACTTATCTTTTGTGCATTTAATTTATATCCTTTCGAATTAGTTTTTATTTCACAACTGTTAAGGCACCATTCCATAACATTCATACAACAAACTATATTAAGAATCGACTCTGGGTTTTTTTTAATAGGTATTAATTCAGAATCCCATTTCATCGATAAAATAGATATAGCTTCATTGCAAGTTGAAAACAATTCTTCTGGCATAATTTCTAATCCTGTATATTCTCGAATAAAAAAACAAGATCGTCTTGTTGCCATTTGAATTGCTTCTGATTGAGAAATCCTTTTGCTCATATTTTTATTCCATAACTTTTTGATCTATCATTATATAGATAAATCTTCACATTTTAACATATCAATCTCGACATAACTTTCGAAATCATTATCTGCTTTTTTACCTAGCTTTATTGATATAGCTTTAACATAATCACAATTATCATCCTTAAGATATTTACAATTCTTAAGCTGATCAAGGATAGGCTTAATTCTATTATCAAGATCACACTTACGCCACTTTTTCCCAGGTCGTACAACTATATTTATGTTAACAGGGTAATCAGGGCAAAATACACCTTCGCTACCTATAGGCATGTTTTCTAGTTTCCACTGCCTATATTTTGCAGACAAGATTGTTCTACCATTAACATTACGCCAACAGCTATTTGCAGAAGGGGGCAATGTAAACAATATAGTTGTACCCCAATTTTTAGTCATTCATTAAACTCCTATGAAAAATAAAGGTGAGCCGTGTGTTACTAAATAGCTCGGTAAAACTATTGTCCTTTTAATGCCAACAACAAGTTGACACATAAGACCAGCTCACCAGTTTCATCTAGATGTATCTCCGCATCTAGACTTATCTCCATGACCAAGCTGGTGCAGTTACTTTAGGAATAATTCCGTAATAATTAGGCTGAAAAACACCTGTTGAATGAGCATTAATTAATGCCCTAATTCCTTCAAACACTTGGTTTTCTGCCCTATCAATATCAGAACTATCAAACTGAACAACCATCGCGGATGGATATTCATTCTTGTCTACAACGATATGGAAACAATCCCTGATAGGTATTTGCATTGATCTAAGACAGAATCGGTATAACGCTAGTTGTCTGAAGTAACCGTTAAACACGCAATCTTTACCCCAGTCAAGAACATCATAACTGGAAGCTGTTTTTAAATCAGCTACCCAATTATTTTGTGTATCATATAGATCACAAATAAACTTGACGTTGATTGGTGCAGCATCAAAAACAACCTCTGTTAATATTTCTTTTTCTTTTACTATTGTAGAAGAATTAAGAAAATAACTTGAAGCTGTGTTTTCATGAATTGAAGCAATCATTCTGTTAGCTTGTTGAACATCATCGTGTGTAATAATCATAGTTTCAGGTTTCAATGTCTCTTGAAATTTTTCAAAAGTTTCTTTACCTGCTTTAGTACGCTTATCACATATAGGAGCAACAGCAAACTTTTCATCAACCGTCTCCGGTTCCAATAACATTGAATGAACTAAACTTCCAAGAATCATAGCAGGAGATGAAGTTCGCTCTGTAACTTTATCTATGTATGTTTTCTTATAAAGAGTAGGATTTTTTCTAAACATTTCTAAACGACTGTGAGACAAATACTCAATAGGAATCATTATGATTCTCCTTAAAAAAGTTTTCTAAAATTTCTAAAGTCTGACCATTCATCGTACGATTTTTTGCAAGTGCAAGATGATGAATCTTGCTTTTAAGGTCTGAGCCAAGGCGGAAAATTATCCAAAGCTTTTCCCTTTCACCTTTTTTCGTACCTCTTTTTTTAGCCATGTGACACCTCGCTTTCTGGCTATTTTAAATATTATCAAAAAACAATTTTATTGTATCTATTATTATTACAAATTATTATTTTTTAAAATGTATGATAATTCTGTTTACTTTTTTAATGATCAACTATAAGATTCATTTGTGGTGAGGGAGTATGGAAAAGGAATTCTCCAATGATGTCTAAAGATGAAGCATCTAAACCAACAAACTTGCAGCCTGGCTCAGAAGAAAAAAAGCTTTTGATGATTGCTCGCAATTTTTATGGATTACAAATTTTTCATCCTAAAGACTTAAAGCATGATTTTCGTGCATGCGATAACACTGGAGAAAAGTTCAACGCTAAAATGTCGATCGACATTAGCGAATACACCCCACTCGATGATCTTTGACCAACGGTTACTAGGATCGTTTCCTAGGACGTAGGCACACATACAGCCGTTGGTCAATTTCTACCTTTAAAGGGAGTTGTTATGTCGTCTGTTGAACCAAAGAAAAGAATCTTTAACCTAGCGTCCGAGTCAAGAACATTTAACAATCTTGGAATCGATGGGTATGGACTTATCGTAATTCTTGATTTCAATTTTGAGATGATGAAACCTTTTCTTGACACAGGGATGGAAAAGAATCAAATGGGTTATGGTCACTTTGCTGATCGTTCTATTTTTGATGTTACAGAAATTAGACAAGAACTTAATTCTGACGATGAAAATATTATTGACATCATTGGAACTATTAACATCTTAGCTACAAAAACTAAATTTAATATTACAGTTCATCGTGATATTTTTGATGAAATCTTGACTTTAGGTTGCCAACATTTCTTTGGTGAAAACCATGAAATGAAACTAAAGCATGCTTGGTTTCAAGCCAACAACTATGATGTATCACTTAGAATTTTTAACATTGATGAACAGGAGAATGACTAATGAATATTTCTAAACCTATTAACTTTGGTCCTAATAATAAACCTAAAGCGGTTTTGTTTGGACCAGAAGGAAGTGGAAAGTCAACGCTAGGATCAAAACTTGAAAAACCTTTATTCCTTAACATCGAGGATGGTATTTCAGGTATAGATGTTGATGCTATCAGGATTAATTCTTGGAACGAGTTTGTTGTAACCATTAAAGAAATCATAAAGGAAATTTCTGGAAGCAAAACATTCGATTATAAGAACATAGTCATTGATAGTTTGACGGCACTAGAACGATTGCTACATCAACATATCTGTATGCAATCTAATTCTAGTTCAATAGTTCTGGCGTGTGGCGGATATGGTAAAGGGCTGATAGAAGCTTCAACTCAGATGAGCCTAGCGATTAATTCTCTATGTTCTAAAAAGGATCTAGGGGTTTGGTTCTTGGCTCATAGTACGATTAAAAATGTCAACGATCCAACAAGAGGAGAGTATGCTGCATTTCAAGTTCGTGGCGATAAAAGTATGACTGAGTGGGCTACAAGTTGGGCTGACTTAATCGGATTTATCGAAATTGATTTAGTGATCGATGACGAAGGTAAATCCATTATTAAAAAGGAAGGAGACAATGTTAAGAGGACTGTAACAGTAACACCTAGAGGTGGCCTAACCGCTAAATCTAGGATCCCTGGAGTGTCTGGTGTAATGTCTGTTGACGCTTTTGTCAACAAGATCAATTCTATTTTTTCTAGTTCTAAAAAGGAGACTGTATAATGGCTGTTGATAACTACGATGCTTTTGGAAATGGATCAGACGACTTTGAAATTTTCTCTGTTGAAGAAGCAAAAGAAATTCAAAAAAGCGATGTTCTTCCTTCTGGTGATTATCCAATCACAATTACAAAAGCAGAGATGCGATCAAAGGATGATAAAAGATGGATTTCTTTATCCGTTAAAATTGATGACTCACATGAAATGGGAGGTAGGATTAAAACATTTTCCCTATATATCAAAGACGGACATAGTAATCCTAAGGTATGTAACATTCATGCAAAAATTAGGCAATCTTTAGATCGTGCTTTAGGTCTTGAAAAGCTTACTGCACAATCTATTTTAGGTCAATCTTGTATGGTTAAGATTAAGAATAGTGAAAAAGATGGAAATGTATACGAAAACATTGACAAATTTTACACTGTTTAATTTTATTAACTGGGGAAGAATTAAGGTTCTTCCCCTTTATTTTTACGAGGTGTTTCATGGATGATCTAATATTTTCACCAGAAGAATGTAAACCAATACCTAAAGGAACTTACACAGCTAGGGTCCTAAAGGCAGATATAAAAACATCTAAAGCAGGTAATAAATACATTGCTTGCGATATTCAAATCATTCAAGGTTCTTATCAAGGAAAGTTGGTTGATTGTAATTTTCATATGTGGTCAAATGATTCTAAATTTAGGGCAGATTCAAGAAGAAAATTTGCAAGGCTTGTTAGTTCTTGCGGGATACAAACAGAGATCAAAGTAAATGATCTTTCGATCATATTAGATAAACCTTTTCTTGTTGATATTAACGAACAAGAAGACAATTTTGGGAATATGAATTGCATTAATGGATTTAATAAACTTAAGAGGTGATTATGAAGTTTTTATTTGCTGACAAACATATTTTTAAAACTGTGCAGGGCGAAGGATATTTTTTAGGAACGATACAGATATTTTTTAGGCTTGCAGGATGTTCAGTAGGTTGTAGATTCTGTGATACAAAATACAACCATAACAAACTTACATTTACAATTTCTGACATAGTTACAGAATTGTCAACAACAGATAATAAAGAAGTTGAATGGATTTGGATTACTGGAGGAGAACCAACAGATCAAGATGTTGGATTATTGATCAGGGAGTTACAAAAATATTTTCCATTTAAAAGATTTGCACTAGCAACTTCTGGAATCAGAGAAGTCAAAGAAATTCCATTTAATTTTATATCAGTATCTCCTCATGGTAAACCTAGCGACCTAAAGATTCACGAAGGCAATCAAATAAATTTAGTTCCAGACCTTAACGGAAACAACTTGCTAGATTGGTTTAATTATGATTTTTCAGGATTCATACATAAATATATTACCCCATGTGATAAAAGACCTGAAACTTTAGGTATGTGTTTAGATTGGGTAGAAGCTAGGAAGGATTTTAAATTAGGTATTCAAGCACATAAAACTTGGGGAGTTGATTAATGGAAGTATATTTGTCAAGCCCTAATAATCAATTACAAGCTTCTTGGGCGAATGAAATGCCAGTACTATTATCGTTTGCTATTTGTAGTAATTGGATAATGAATGGATATCAAGAAACCTTTGAAAGAATATTAATTGATTCAGGTGCGTTTTCAGAATTCAGTACAGGCAAAAAAATAGATATAGACGCTTATGCTGATTGGTCTGAAAAGTGGGTTTTGCATGCTGATGCCATTGCAGGCCTTGATGATATTTCAGGAGACTGGCGAAAATCATTAAGGAATTACGAAAAATTTCCTAAAGGTTTCCCTACATTTCATGAAACAGATCCACCTGAATTACTTAAGGATCTGATTACAATTTCACAGGAAAGGAATCAATGGATTGGTTTAGGATTAATACCTCCAAGAGGTAATAAAGAATATTTCATAAGGTCAACACTAGAAAAGATACCAAATAATATTCATGTACATGGATGGGCATTAAGAGAATATACAAAATACAGAAAAATAAGTTCTGTTGATTCTACAAATTGGTGGAGGGATGCTTATGCAATAAAAAGCATGAAGGAAACATCGCATTTGACATATTCTGAATGCTTAGAAATAGTCATAAAAAGATATAAGAGATGGAGCAGAAAGATAGACGACAGTATGAAAGATAAAACATTGTTTGACAATATTGGAGAATTATAATGCTTAGAAGATACCAACAAGATTCAGTGGATGCTTTGTTTCAATTTAATTTAGACAAGCCAAATAAATCTACGATAATTGTTATTCCAACTGGAGGTGGAAAAACACGAGTTATGGCAGAAATAATTCGTAAGTCATTCGAAGCTAATCCAAATTGTAAAGGAATGATACTCAGCCATGTCAAAGAATTATTAGAACAATCAGAGAATACTTGTAAAGGTTACGCAACAGCTACAGGATTACCAGTAGAATCAATTGGAATATTTTCAGCATCGATGAAACGAAAAGAGGTTAAACCATTAACGATTGCAGGAATTCAATCTGTATATCGTAAGGCAGATTCTTTTGGAGTTCTAGATTTTGTAATGATAGATGAGTGCCATCTGATATCTCAAAACAAAGAAACAATGTATCGTAAATTTTTATC